GGGAGTTCTCACTCCCTGGGGATTGCGTACCTAGGACAGGTTACGCAACAAAGCGGTTATCAGCCGCTTTTGGCCGATCGGAGTTCTCACTCCAACCTTCGGGATGTAATTCCAGAACGGAGTTACACCCCACTTCGTTCGATACCTGGTTTGGCCATGCCTGACCGTTAAGGTATCTGATCGAATGTCGCCACGCAGGAACGCTTGAAGAAGGCCTCCAGGATTATGTATCCTGGTTTTCATGCCTTTTTCTAGCTTAAATGCTCCTTCGGTAATCTTGATAGTATGAGGAATGGATGACCACCTTCGGTATTTCACGAAGCCAGTCGCCTTATCCCTCTTACTTAAGTCAAGTAATTCCATTGGAACACGGATACCTGCATCGTCTTCCTCATAAAGCGGGACCGGTAACCACCGGACCGTTTTCACGAGGTGATAAATGGTCCTTCTCAAGGGAATTCCCTGGATAGCGGACCATTCATTCAGACGATTAATTGCGACATAACGCGATGCTTGAGAGCGTAGGGATTTAAGATACACCCCACGCACAGGACGACCCAAAAAGAAGTCGCCCCCACAAGACTCGCGAAACGGTCCTTGACTAAAGGACTTCTCTGCATTGACCTCAAACCCAAGAATGTTCAAAAGCCTTACAACTAAGTTGTGGGCTTGGGATTCGACAATGATGTCGTCTCCGAACACTCCGAAGTTTGGAAGCTTATCTGTCTGGATAAGCGTTTTAAGGTCTGTCCCCTCCAACTGATAACTGGAGGAGATACCACATCGCATAGGAATATCCATTGCTTTGTAGACCGCAGAGACGACGCAGCTGAACAAGATCGTTTGCAAGGGAAACGTGAAAGCGTTGCCCATTGACGAGATCATGTGAAGCTTAATCTCTTCCCCAGTGGGGAGAGTGCATACGGGTGATCGACAGAGATCAAACCACGCGACTAAGTCGCGAGGCAAGAACTCTTTGACCATATTGTATGCAACCGAATCGGAAGCGCTGCTCAAGTCTATTGTTGATAGCTTGTCAGTTATGCTCCCGAGTTTGGCTAAGTCACGGTTGACATCCTGTTGGGTGGCCAAGTCTATTTTAAATCTAGACTTTAGCCGCCTCTTCAGGATTGCCTCGATCCCTTTCTGAAAGAACATATTCAGTAGGGGCTCGGTGCATATCACACGTGACGCGTCGACGTTCTTTGGAACGAAGGAAAGTTTATTACCTGCCACAATCTGGACTTTACCGAACTGGGCTTGACGGTCTAATTCCGCCTTAGCCCAATATGGGATATATCCAAGATGGTGCGTGTAAAACGTATGAAGACGCTTAGAAGTGCTCGTCAAGGGTCCGGAAAACAACTTCGTATAGAAGTCGTTTCCCCTCGCCTGAAGACTAGCACCTGGACCGACGTCTCCCGCTCGAACTATGTCCGAGGTGGAGTCGATAATCCAGCCGCTTCCTGTCGAAAAGAACGAGTAGATCTCTTGTCTAAAGAGACCTACAAGTATCTCATCTTTCAGGTCGTTTATTCTAAGCTGCCAGTCCTTGCATCGTATGTTACTTCGCAAGAACTTATCCATCGCAGTGCGATCAGCGTCCAACGTGGATCGATCCTGGAATTTCTTCAGGAAAGACTTCGCTAGGTGCGTTGCCGCGTACTGCTTTGGTGACATATCGGGATAATACTTTAAATCCGCAGCATCGCCAATCAAGGCAGCTTCCGGAGGTAGGTAGTCCCGTAAGTCTTCTAGCAGGTCTAGGTAAAGAGCGTTAGTACGGATTGCCATAACTAATTCCTTTCTAGGGTTGGTTCAAAATGGTGAGTTGTGCTAGGTAGCTACTTCCTCATCCTCTTTTTTGGCGCGTTGGAGTTCACACTCCTTAGCGTCGAGAGGTCCGCATACCTCGGCATCCAACTCCTTTACGGAGAGGGAACCGAGGCATCCGGTAAGGAAAAACGCAACCAGGAGGACGTACATCATGATGAACATACTCCAAATCGTCCGCAGACTTATGTCACGCGGATTCATTAGAGTACTCCATCAATCAGTGTGTCCCCAATTCCGGCGCTGTCTTGGTAGACAGCTCCGAACAAGCACGACACCATGGCCCGAATGCTAGCAGCATCTTCCGCGTCAGATCCCGCCGGGATAGAGAGTTTAATCTCTGCCTGGGCGATCTTATTCGGTTGAGTGCTGTCTACAGACACGCCCTTACGGACGCGTATTTTGTAGACATTCATGGGCACTGAACCAATCACTCCGGTGACGGGGTTCGGCGTACCCAGTTGTCTAAACTGGGCAGGTCGCTCCATCGTAAGAGTGAAAGGAAGTGACACAGAATGGGCCTCAACGCCAGTCTGCGTACCACCTAAAGCGGTGATAGCATACTGTTCGCTGGGTTTATTCCCACCGAACGCATCGCTTGTGAGCGTATACGTTGGTGAGGTTAGTCCCGTCTGTGGGGCACCCGTAACGGGTGATGTTGGGCCAAATGCCATTGGATTTCTCCATTTGTATAGGTCATAAACTGAACCTAAGGGTTTAGCGGTTGAATAGCAGGATTGCTACTCTTACCGTCGTACAAGGTCTCGCATTTCGCGACGCCCGGCGAACAGAGCAGCTATATTTAGCCACTTAGTGCCAGTCCCTGGAATGGAAATTTCTAGGGTAGGTACGAGGGATTGACTAGTGTAGTCAATCCTATATACCTTTTTACGCTCATATGAGAACTTCGGAGGCGTGAATGCATTCAAGAACTCGTAGTGGTCAGGTCCTTCGGCCGGAACGCCGTATGGTCGGCAATTATATGCCTTCGATACATAGCTCCGTCTTTCGGTCCTGTTAATCCACACGATGCCCGAACGGGCCATGGATGCAGCACTGATTATGTCTCCAACATTGGAGAAATAATCTATCAAGAACGACCAAGGGACGATTTCCCATGCCGTAGGCAACCAATTGGAAGGATCTAAACCGATCCTCCGCATGTTTGTCATGGCATACATCCCTGAGTCGACTTGGCCAAGCAGCCTAACACGGCAACTCTCTATGTTTTCCAACATATACGAGAAGCCTAGGCCTGCCGATGCTTGCGTGAAGGGTCCGGAGTGTGTAACAACCTCCTTAGATCCAACACCAACACAAGAGATATATTGGTTATCGACCAGCACATTACTTTCGGCAACGGTGCGTAATGCATCGTCGGCGTCGTTAATGAGCGGTTTCAAACCGTATTGTATCTCCAGCCAAGTGTCAGCTAGTACCTCTCTAAGCTTAGGCTTAGGAAGGCGCCTAACGCTACGAGGAAGGTTTACCTTTTGTACCTTCCGTAAATCGTAGTTCAGACGTCTCCTGAGGGACTTAACTGGACTCTTGATAAACGCAATTGTCTTACCAAGCTCTGCAAGGAACGTACCACCCTGAAAGGTGGTTTGTGCATTGCGAACCTGGTTAACGAATTTGCGCTTAGCCTCATTTTCGGCCTCGGTAGTCCAGGAAGATAGTCCATCGGGATTGTACCAGTTGTATGTCCGTATATAATCGGACACCTCGTGGTACTCATTCCCAACTTTAGGATACCCTGGTTTCATGACAAACTGCTTGCTCACAAAGGCAGGTTTCTGAATCAACTTATCCTCGAACCCCTCAAATTGAGTGGTCGTTGGAAGATGTCGTTTCAGATCCTCCCTCCAGTGAGGTCGCTTGTTGCCATTCATCCAGCGTGAGGTGTTTCTGGGCGGGTTCCAGTACTCGACTTCATAAGTCTTTGTACCGTCCCATCCATAATACACCTGCCGTTCGTAAGGCACGATCCCCTTATGGGTCTCGTACTTACTATACGGAATATCCGTCATGGCTATATCTCCTCCCGGAACCTGGTGGGGGTGCACCCATAACCTGCGGAATTGCAGGCCGGGAGCTACCCTCCACGGAGACGTCACACACGTGAGAGCGTGTGGC